TATCAAGAAATATCAGGGGTATCCCTCAACCTGTTGTGCAAGACTGGCTATGGGTTATAGCAGGTGCTTCAATGATACCAGCTAATCAACTTCAAAAAATAGTAATACTTGCAGGTGGTGGTCAAAACGGAAAGAGTTTATATACAAGCTTAATTAGATTGTGTTTAGGTGAAGATATGTTCAACGAAAGTAAAATATTTGACTCTAACCCTCATGATAATAAATTCTGGGGAGAAGATTTAGATAAAGGTATTTTATGTGTAATAGACGACTTAAACAGAGTTTATAACAGAGACGCTTTTTCATATATAAAAGGTGCTATCACAGGTACTGATACAGTATATATTAACGAGAAATTTCAACCTAAAAAGAAACTAGAGGTTTTACCACAAATTATAGCTTGTACTAACTTTGACTTTGAACTATATGATAAATCAGAAGGTATGAAACGTAGGGTTTTAATCTTACCTACTGAATTTCATATAGATGACAGTGTTAAAGACGGCTGGCTTCAACATAAATTAGTATTAAATACAACTGATATGACAGAGATAGCTGATTACAAAATGAAAGAAAGTGCCTTTGGAGACAGAGGTGAAAAAGTTATGAACATGTATACTCGTGAGTCTGGAGTATTAGACAGCTTAGACCATGGTAGCTTATGTTGGTTTGCTAATAAAGCTCGTTATAGATACATAGACTGGGTAATGGGTGGTATGAAAGTAGACGTAACGGAAGATATGAAAGAACGACTATTTGATACTTTCTCAGGTGGTTATGAAGCTGAAATCTGTGATTTCCTAGAGTGGTATGTAACTGAACGCAAAGAAGACATCTGGACTAGAGAATTATATGCTGAATACCATGACTGGCACGAAGAAATGGCAACTGGTGAAGTAGTAATGAAAGAAAAAGCTTTTTCAATGAAATTAAGCAAAGGTATTGCTAAATTGAACGAAAAGGGCTACGATGTAGAAATGAAGAAAGTTAGAAATGAAAAAGGTATGAGTGTAAATAAATTGTTTATTCATACAACAAAATAATTAAATATAGTGAGGTAAAGACAAATGATTGATGTAGATATTCAAAGGAAGTTTTATCAAAAGACACACGCTTGTCAAGATGGAGTTACTCAGGTAGTGGACGAGAAAATTCATCATATGTATACACTAAAGATAGTCGCAGATTATTTTAAAGAAGACGCTGCGGAAGCTGTTCAAGATATGATAAATGATTTAAAAAACGTTACCCAAGACTTAGAAGATCAATTAAAAGAAAGAAGAGAAGAAAGAGAGAGGTAGTCTTATGGGTAAAAATAACAGGGTCATTAGGGAAGCATTAGAGAAAAAATACGGAAAAGGATGTTGGTTTGCAAAAGCGCATTTAGCTGAACGCTTAGAGCAAGAAGGTATAGGAGCGTTATCTTATAAAAAATTTGTAGAAAGGCAACACTATACCAAGAAAAAGTTAAATAAGCTTGAAAAAAATATGACCCTGCACCACCTAAAACATCAGAGCGAGGGTGGAGCTACTACTATGGAAAACGGAGCAGTAGTATCAGAAATAGCACATAGATATTTGCATAATGGACTGAACAGAGATCAAGAGGAAATTGCAAATAATATGTTAAGAGAATTCAAAGGTGATAATAAAACTAAAAAACGAGAAAACTACCAAGAGGTTAAACTCGAATTAACAGACGACCTAGTTTTCCCTATCGAGATAAAAACGGCTGAAATTTCATTCTCACGTGAGACAGGAGTACAATTCAATGTATTAGAAGAAATGACAGAAGAGGAAATAGCAGAGTACAAAAGACATAAGCAAGAGAGAAACGAAAGGGTATTTAAAAAATTTGAAAGGAGCGAAAGTTATGAGCTGGAAAGATAAAATAAAAGAAATATTATATTTAATTTTTTTGGGATTAATGTTGTTCATAACATTTTGTATAGGCTTTTTTATAATTCATAGTTTAATAATATTAAAATTAAGCGCTGGAGGATAAAAATAATAAATAATAAGAGGTGATGAACAGAAATGGAAGATAAAAAATCTAAATCAAAAGAAACAGTAGACATTAAAAAAATAATAGGTACTTTTCTAGCAGGAGATAGATACACAGACGGAGAGAGATACGAGAAAAGTATAAATAATATATATGTAAAATTAAAACCTATATGGCTTCAAGAGTGTAAAGACGCTATATGGCTATTAAAAGACGAGTACGTACGTGAAGTAGCAGAGATACTATATTTAGATGACCAAATGGGTGGAGAGTTAGACCCTACTACTTTAAGCACTTCAAAACAAAATCTACTTGGCTGGAAACAAGTTCAAGCAGTAGTAGATAAATACAGAGCTATGAATTATAGTTTAGTAGACGAAGAGAGCATTAAGGCAATTCTTTCGAGTATTATTAAAAACAAGAATGCCAAAGATTCAGATCGATTGAAAGCAATTGAACAATATTTATCTTTATTCAGTGGAGAAAATATTGAGCGGTATTAATTTCATTGATGACATCACTGGTAAAAGTTTTAAAGATAAAAAAGAAGGTGAAAAATAAAGTGGAAGAAGTTTGGAAAGATATTGAACGGATGGGAAGGTTTATATCAAGTTAGTAATTTAGGAAATATAAAATCTTTAGATAGAGTCATAAAAGGTCAATATGATTTAAAATCTGGTACACTTACTTGTAATCGAACAGTTCCTGGTAAAATATTAAAATTTAATACAAACCCTAATGGCTATCATCAAGTCACTTTATCAGGACAAAGTCATAAAACAAAACAAGTAGTAGTTCATAGATTAGTTGCTAAAGCGTTTATACCAAATCCTGATAACTTACCGTTTGTAAATCATAAAGACGAATGCAAAGTAAACAACGAAGTTTCAAATTTAGAATGGTGCGATCATAAATATAATATACTATATAGTTGCAACTTACACCCAGGAAGAATTAGTAAAAATAATACTAATAACCCTAAACGTTCGAAACAAGTGAAATGTGTAGAAACTGGTATAATTTACCCTAGCACAAAAGAAGCATTTAGACAAACAGGAATAAGTTATGGTAATATAGGAAACGTATGTAGAAAAGCTAAAATTAAAGACAAGCGAGGCTATTATTATACAAGTCAAACTGCTGGTGGTTATCACTGGGAGTATATAAAATAAAAAAATAAAGGAGGTGAAAAAGTCCTTATGGAACGAAAACTAAGTGATTTAATTTTACCTAACTATTGGGACTGCCTTTGACGACGGGATAGGACCTAAACTAAAATTTTCAAGAAAAATGTTCTTACGTGGAGGACGTTTCTCAGGAAAATCTTATTTTGCTGCGCACCATATTATATTAACTATTTTAGCATGCGCTGCTGTTCACAAAGAGGGCGAGCCATGGGTTTGTTGTCTGGCACTTAGAAAGTATTCAAATACCTTAAAGACATCTGTATACGCAGAACTTGCTAACGCAATAATAAATCTAAAAGTAGAAGATAAATTTCAAATGTTAACTAACCCTATGGAAATAAGACTAAAAGGTACTAAATCCGTAATAAAATTCGCAAACCTGAACACAGCTGAAGACTATGGAAAAGTTAAATCTATCAAATGGCCAGGTGGCTATTGTAGGTTAATATGGATGGAAGAGAGCGACCAGTTTCAATCTAAACACGACGTAGACCAAGTGTTACTTAGTTTATACAGAGGTGGAGACGTATTTGAGACAATATTTACGTATAATACACCGTTTTCACCTTCACATTGGTTAAATATCGGCTGGAACAATGATACTGCAATGCGAAGTGAAGGTGGCGAGGAGCTAGAGAAAAAAGAAAAAGTTTATTTCAAACACGTAAATTTATATGATATACCAAGAGGTATTGTCCCTGAACAGGTTTATGAAATGGCTGAAGCTATGCGAGAAGAAAATCTGCAAGAGTGGAAACATGTTATAATGGGGGAAGTAGGAGACCCTGCTACTATGGTATTCCCTAATATTAAAGCTATGCGACCTAGTGATTTAGACTGGGAAGCAAAAGAAAACTGGGCTCTTACAAATGTGAACAACTGGCGCTGGTTTGTTGGCATGGACTATGGTTACAGGCCAGACCCCACTGTCTGTATAGTTTGCGGTTATAATAAACTAATGAAAGTTTTATGGATAATAGATGAAACAAGAGGAGTAGGTTGGTCAGAAGAGGGTATATATCTAAACGTAATGGAAATGTTAAAGCGTGGTGGTGGAGACATTGCAAAACGATTTGGTGTAAAATATGTAGTTAACCCTGCAAGTTTAATAAATTCAGAAATAGATAATAGAATTATAGATGGTTTAAGAGCTAAAAGCTTAAATATATATCCTATTAAAAAAATGGGTGGCTCAAGAGATATTTCATATCAATTTTTAACTGGAGGATATGGAGATTTGCGTGAGTTATGGATAGATAGTGAACAGTGTCCAGGTGCATGGGCTGAATTTATATCAGCAGAATTCCAAAGAAGAGATATAGGTGGCAAGGAAATAATTGTTCAAGAGTGGCCTACTGTTAATGACCATCGGACTGGATGCCACAAGATATGCGACATTTGACCTATGGGCTGGTAGAGCAGTATCAGGAGGAAAGAGGAGGTTATTATAATTTATGGACGACGTAGATTTTTATTTGTTTGACCTAAAGAGTAAGTTTGCTAAAATAGACTTTAATAAATATTATTTAAGTTATTCAGGAGGGAAAGACAGCCATTTTTTATATTGGTTCATAAAAAAATATTTAAAAGATGATAAAATAAAAATAATAGGAATAAATACTTATATGGAGCATGAGGAAATACGAGAGCGAATATATAAATATAGTGATGAAGTGTTACTACCTGTTTTAAAACCATTTGAAATAAAAGAAAAATACGGTACGCCTTGTTTTTCAAAAGAGCAAGATTTCTATATTTATTATTATCAAAAAGCGATTAGAGAGGGACGAGAACCAAGTAAGACATATAAAAATAAAATTAATGGTACATACAGAACAGGGTATAGCATTTCGAAAAAAGCAAGAGAATATGTATTATCAGGGGGTGCTCATAAAATCACGCATTTGTGCTGTCATTATTTGAAAAAAGAGCCAGCTAGAAGATTTGAAAAAGAGAGTGGACTAAAACCTATTCTAGGTGTAAGAGGAAATGAAAGTGCAATGAGAAAAACACAATATAATTCATGTTTTACGAAAGATAAAAAATTCACTCCTATATATGATTTAACAGACGAATTATTAGATAAAATTTATAAAAAATATAATATAGAAATACCAGAAGTATATAATTATGTATGTAGAACAGGTTGTATGGGTTGTCCTTATGGAAGTTATAAACATGATACAGAGAAAGAGCTTGCGTTATTAAAAGAAAAACAAAAAGAATTTGTATGCGAATATTTTAAAGAAAGTTATGAAATTTTAGGGATCGAGGTGAATAATTATGACAAAAAGTGAACAAGAAGAAATATTAAAAAAACATGAAGAAGCAAGAATCAAAAAAATTGAATTAGAAAATGGCAGAAAGCTAGGCTATAGAGGGGTGCGAATTCCCCAGAAGTTATATGAGCAAGTAATGTGTGGAGAGCGTCAAATATTAGTGAGACGTGATAAAAGCGTAGATATATTTAGAATGAAGAAACAGACAGGGTACTGGGTAAACAAAGATGATAAATTGCTTCATAGAGAGCGAATAAAAGAAGAGCTAGGGCTTACAGACGACGAGATAAAGGGTTTAGACGTACACCATATAGATAAAGACAGAAGTAATAATAACTTGTGGAACCTGCAGTTAATAACTAAAGCAGGACACATGCATATCCATAGTTTTGAGCTATCAAAAGAAGAAGAAGACAGAAGAAATTATTTATTGGGACTGGCAAGAGAGAAAGCTGTAGTGTGGCATAAATCAGACGAAGGACGTGAGTGGCACCGCGCGCATTATAAAGATACGCTTGACAAATAGTAATGAAGAGTGATATAATATATGTATACTTGAATTTGTTATGTATATATTTTATTTAACAAAATTAAAAAAAAATAGGTAGGACGCCAAGCCTGCCTATTTTTTATTTATATATTTTTTACTCATCGTAATCGTCTTTGATTTCATTTATAAAGGCGATTTGTCTTTCGTAAGGTAAGTTATACGCATAATGTAATAAATCCTGTTTATGTTCATCACCTGGTAAATATGACTCATCCCAAAAGTCTGAAGTTGGATAGATTTTATACGCTTGTAGTGGTAGCTTATGACCGATGACGTCTACGGCTAACTTCTGGAATCTCTTCAAATTTTCTTCTCGTATATCTTCTTCTGACTTTTCTTCATCTGGTACATACACTACTCTTTGAATTTTCATATTATCTTTTTTTGGTAGAGTATTATCTGATGATTGAGATTGAGAATCTAAAAACTCGTTAATGTGATACACTAAATAATTGCTCGGTGTACGCATCTCTTTTTTAGATATTTCTTTTAATTTTTCATATAATTCATTTGTTATATTTAATTTGATATATGGCATAATATATCCTCCTTTGGTTTTATTTGGAACTATTATAGCATAGATTTGGTTTTTGTCAACTCTAAATAGTTCTAAATAATTACGAAATAGTTCTAAATAGTTACGAAATAGTTATGAAATAGTTATGAAATAGTTATAAGTTGGGGGGTAGATTAGGTATATTACAGGTATATTATTAGGTATATTATAAGAACTAATTTGGAACTAAAAAAGTATAGTAAGGGTGTAGTAAGAATATAGTAAAAGGTATATGAAAGGTCAAATATGGAACTAATTATGAACTCGTAAAAAAGCAGAGCAAGCTGAGCTTTTGATTGCGAGAGTAAGGTTTGAGAGGGTTTAGTTGCTTTGCTTTGCTGGAATTGACATAGTAGTATATATTTTATATTTTAATATATTATTTTTTTTTATTTTTTTATTTTTATTTTTCATGGAGAATTTAATATTTGTGCGAATAATAGAGCAACAGATATATATAAATAAATATAAATAAGTAGATCCAGCTATTTGTTGAATATATGGGAAAATGGTTTACATAATTAAAAAATAGACTAATTTGATACAAGCTAAACATTGAAATAAAAGGAATTAGCTCAAAATTATATGAAAAGGGTAAAAAACAGAGCTTTTAAACAATTTTAGCAGAGCGCAAAGAAACAGTAGTAGAGCTATCCCTTTATTATGAAGTAGTACAGACGCTATAAATATTTAAACAATTTTATATCATAAATATATATTTATAATTATAAATAAATTAAACCTCATATCGTGTCAAGCTAGACCGTTATTTTTTATAAATTATTTTTTATTTACACAGACGCATTTTTTGTTTACACGGCACACTTGTTACACGGCACACTTCTGTATGCACTGATATAACTGGGTTTGCTAGAATATGTGTGCCACGTTAAGCAAAAAAAGTGTGCCGTGTAGTTATTACTCGGCACACATATTATTGAATTTAGCCTTATTTTTTGAATAACACCAAAGCATACCACCAGCCGTTTCTCTTGTACCTGAACAAGCTTTGGTGATACTCGTACGACACACACCAGTTTCTTTACTTGCTTGTACTGAATTGATGAAGTCTTTGTCTAAATCAAAACAGTACACGGCTTTATTTCTTTTATCTTTCACTTAAATCTCCTCCCTTCTTGCTTTGTTCATAAATAGTCTATATGACTTATGACCTTTTACCCCCATAGTAACTCCGTTTTTACTTACGGCTAGCCAGTTACTAGCTCTCATAGGCTCAATATATAAATGTTTAGCATCATACACGCTTACACCTAATATATTAGCTATGGCAGATGTTGATAGATTTCCTCTTTCTGCTACTCTGCACATGATTAAATACTCTTTTTGATTTAAGCCTGTGTTTCCGTCAATAGCAAATCTTGAATCCAGCAGGCTGTTCACTTCTTTTTCTTTTATCTTTT